TAATCAAAGAATTCCAAGTCGCAGACGCGCACTTAATCTGATATTTGCAGTCATCAATTGCATTATGTCGAATTCCTTGAAAAATTTCACCTCTAAAGTCATGGCCTGTTTTGTGCTTTGCAATATATTGCAATGTTCGATAGTCCATATCTTCATTGTATTTAATTGGGTCATCAAGCCCGCATGCTTTATATGCGCTTAACAGCCATACGTTATCGCAACGAATTCCATTTCCCCATAAAAATACTTTGCCTCTACAGTCGCGTCTAACTTTCTGTACATACTCGGTAAAAAGCTCAAGCGCATACCTTAGATCGTAAGTAATTTTTGATCCAAAAACAGCATGTAATAACAGGGTTAATCCTGTTTCCTAGTGTTTCAAGGTCTAGCATTATGAATGCTATCCTTCATTTTCTTTCTCCTAGTTAATAATGTACATTAGTATACATCATTAACTATCTACTGCCAATGCTATAATACAAAAAATATTCTAGGGGCGAGCATGGCAGCATTGACAGAGATTGGGCAAATAGGCGTAACAGATGCGGAAGGGAATGAATTCCTGTTTAATCCATCGTTCGCCAATATCGCTAAAATTGGCAATCCAAAAGAGATTGTACAATATTTCCACTGGCTACATAGCGAGCGCATGTGTTTGTTGGCTGCTATGCGCGTTATGAGGTCTTGCTTAGAGCACGATGTTTATAATGATAAATTAATTGGTTGGATTGATGGAGACAAGAATAGTAAAAATTTTGACAAGAGGATAGATGGCTCCATACCAGATGGTGTGCTTGTCATCCTTGCCCGGTCCTTGATGACTGATGGTATTGCGGGGCGGGCTAAGCCAACTGGTAAATCATCAGAAGGTAAATTTAGCGATTCATTCGACGCTAGCGAGTTTGTAGATGCGGCAATGGTTCACTTGGGCACTAGTGCGGCGGATGCTTGGAAATTGACTATGACGCAATTCCAGCGACAAATTGAGATGAAGTTCCCAGCGAAAAACAAAGTCGATATGACAGAAGATCAATATAAGAAAGCCAAAGCTGAGCTGATGGCGAAACGAGAAAAGGCGGGGCTATGAGCGAGAATGTTGGTGGGATTGAATATGATGTACGGTTCAACACTGGTGAATTAATAAATGGAAGAAGAAGCATTGATAGGGAAGTAAATGCCGCTGGAAAGTCGTTTGAAGGACTAACAAAAAAAGCCAACGTACTAGCTACGGCTATTTCTGGCATCTTTGCCGCTGGTGCATTGGTTTCTCAGCTAAAGGCTGCTAGTGATGCCGCTCGTGTATTTGAAATAGGTCTATCTAATCTTTCCGCGCTGACAGGAGCTACCGGAAAGGATCTTGTCTTCTTTGGCGATGCGGCAAAAGAACTAGGACTGAAGTACGGGAAATCGGCCAGTGAAATTGTCGAGGCCATGAAACTTATCGGGTCTACAAAGCCGGAACTACTTGAGAATAAAGAGGCGCTAAAAGCTGTTACGGATCAGGTGCTAACGTTGGCGAAGGCCGCGACCATTGGTGCACCAGAAGCGGCGGCGGCACTGACTAGTGCGTTAAACCAATTTGGTGCAGGGGCAGAGTCCGCTGGTGAATTTATCAACATCATGGCTGCTGGTGCTCAGCAAGGCACGGCTGAAATTGTGCAGGTAAACGAGGCACTAAAGAATGCCGGTGCTACTGCTAACTCCGTTGGAATTTCATTTTCTGATGTAAATGCAGCAATTCAAGGCTTGGCGAAGGGAGCTATTGTAGGTGCAGAGGCGGGAACGGCGCTTAAGTCCGTTCTACTTAAGATGGAAAATGATGCCAACACTAAATTGAAACCGTCTGTTAATGGATTAAGCGGCGCAATTAATAATCTTGCAAAAGAAAACCTAAGCACTTCTGAACTAACAAAAAAGTTTGGTCTTGAAAGCGTCAATGCTGCACTGACACTTATCGCGCAAAAGGATGTGGTAGACAAACTGTCTACCTCTCTAATCGGTACATCGTCGGCATATGATCAGGCCAAAACAAATAGCGATAACTTCCAAGGATCGACGGATAAGCTAAAAGCTTCTTTTGATCAAATGCAAATCGCAATAGGTGAGAAGCTTAATCCTTCCCTTCGTGTATTTGCAGATGCTTTGACAGCAGCACTTACCGGAAAGGTTGAGGCTGGAAGCGCACTGGAAAAGGTGCTGCTAGGCATTGAATTTGCGGCTATGTCGCTTGGTGCGGTCGTGGCATCGCGCCTAATCGTGGCTATGACGGCATGGGGTGCATCAATGGTTGCTGCTGGTACATCCACTTTACTGGCTGTACCTGCGGTTAATAGTATGTCAGCGGCGCTTGGAATGCAGGCATCAGCAGCAACCGCATCAACCATTGCTACTAATGCGCTTACGGCGACAATTTTAGGGCTACGTACAGCAATGGCCTTTCTAGGTGGACCAGTAGGTATTATCGCTCTGGCAGCTGTTGCCATGTTTGAGTTTCAAAAGAACATCGACAAGAAAAAAGCTGATGAATATGCCGAATCAATCGGTCGGGTAGAAAAAGCATTCAGATCATTAAATGCTGCTGCACGGTCTGCGACACTTGCAGAAATTAATATGCAGATGGATGCTTTAATAGCTAAACAAAAGGCTCAAGATGCGATAGTAAAAACCAAGGCGGGGAAAGTTGGCGGAGTGTTAGGAACAAGTGCTGGTGAAATAACAGCAACTGCTGAAGCTGGCAAAACTGCTGCTCAGATAGAAGCGCTTGCAGGGCAAAAGGCTAATTTATTAAAAGTTAATCAAGAGCTAATAGATCAAGAAAAAAAATCGCTAGAGCCAGCGGCATCAAAGCCAAAACGTGTCATCAATAGCGGATCGGCTGATAGTGAAGATAATGCTAAGAAACTCGCAATGCAGCAAGAAAAAGGCTACCAAGAGTTGTTACGCCTTCGATCCGCTGCTGCTACTGGATTAGCCAAGATTGATGCGAAAGAACTTGACGAACTGGATAAAATAAATAATCTGAAATTCAAGAATACTGAGCAATATGAAGAAGCAAAGTTTCTTGTTGCTCAGAAGTATGCGCAAGATCGTGTCGCATTCCTTGAGTCTGAATCAGACAAAGAAGTTGCCATTCAGGAGAAAGCGCAGCAACAAATGCTGGATGATTCAAACAAAATAGCAGAGGTGACATCAAAGTTCAGAGGGATAGATCCTCTGGATGCAGTTAAGTTGGAATATGAAGGTAAATTAGCAATTGTTGAGGAATACGAAAACAGATATGCACAAATAGGCATTGATGTTACAGAAGCAGCAGCAGCTAGAAAAGCAGAAATAGAATTACAGTATCAGCAACAAAAAGAAGATGCTGCTTATGCGGCATTTGCTTCGCAAAGTGACATGAATAATTTTTTGATTGACTCGGTAAATGCGCTTGGTGAAACGTCAAAAACAGCATTGTCAGGGTTATTGACGGGGACAATGACGGCACAACAGGCCATGAGTGATTTAGCAAATACAATTCTAAATGAGGCGGTAGGGGCGCTTGTTGATATTGGAGTAAGAACAGTAAAGAATATGATACTGGATCAGGCGGCAACGCAAGCTATGCAAGCAACAAAACTGGCAGCAATTGCCACAACTACTACCGCGCAAGTTACCGCAACCGGCACGATGGCAGCAGCATCAACGGCTGCGGCAGGCACGGTAACGGCGGCGGCTGCCCCTGCTGCTGGGTTAATGTCTATTGCTACACTTGGTAAGGCTGCGTTGATTGGCGGATCGGCATTGATCGGTACAATGGCACTAGCAAAATCATTTGGAGGCGGTCGTAGGTACGGCGGCGCGGTTAATTCAGATAGTATGTATAGAGTAAACGAGTCTGGTGCTCCTGAGATGTTTACTGCAAACAATGGCGCTCAGTACATGATGCCTACGTCAAACGGTAACGTAACACCCGCCAATCAGGTCGGTGGCGGTGGTGGCGTTACAATCAACATTAGCAACTATACCGGCGCAGATATCCAGACAACAACCTCACCAGATGGTAAAATGATTGAAATAGCGGTACGTCAAGCAGTTCAGGCCGTTGGTGATGGGCTTAGGTCAAATACTGGCCCAGCATGGGATGGCTTAAAAGCCGGTTCAAACGCACAGAGTAAACTATGACAATTATTGCTTATCCAGTTGGTTTGCCGACGTTCTTATTTGCTGGTAAATCACGTACCCAGCCCGCGCAATTTACAGAATCAAACCCTAGACGCGGGCCTTCATACACTCAAAAAATAGGCTCAGATATGCCTGTTTTTTGGGATGTTACCTTTCGATTTAATGAGGATGATGCGCAGCGTTTTAAGTTATGGGTGCAGCTATCACAATATCTTGATGATGGCCTAAATGAATTCATTCTACCCATCAAGACAGAATTTGGCCTTGTAGATCACACATGCCGATTTTTATCTACTGGCTTCTTGGATGCAAAGCAAGATAGCCAAACATCATTCACATATAACGCTAGTATCATGGCGCGTAAATTGGTTGTACCACAAGAATATCTAGATAACGGCGATTACATTGTGACATTGCCAGATTGGAAAACGTATGCAAGCCTACTTGATGTAACAGTCAATCAAGAATGGCCGACTGTTGAATATGTGGATATTGTTAAAGATGGTGTGCTGCATGAAAAAGCCGTCTTTACTCGTGCAAGCGGTGGTACTACTGAAATTACACAAGGGGTATTTACACAAGCCGGTGTTAATGAGCCGCGCTATAGATGGTCGTATGGATATAAAGAGCTACTGATTGAAGAGCCCAGAACCAACCTTGTATTCCCTTCTGCTGTTGGTGTTACGCAGACTAGGACGGTAACAGCTACCGCGCATACATTGTCATTCTATGGTACGGGTACAGTCTCATTATCTGGATCAAGTGTAGGATCTTTAGTTGGCACTGGCGAAAATAACATTGTGTCGCTAACATTCACGCCTAGCGCTGGCAGTTTGACATTAACAGTCACAGGGTCGGTTACTGAATGGAATTTAGAAGCTGGGGCGTTTTATACATCTAGGATTGTAACTACATTGGCAGCGGTTACTAGGAGTGCGGATATTGCGAAAATAAAACATTCAGATTTCTTATTAAACGTAGACAATGGATCATTTTATTGTGTTTTTTCTGTAGTAGATACTCCTAGTCCAAAGACTATTTTAGGAGCTGGAGGATCACTAAGCATGTGGTATTTATTTGGAAGTGAACAAGCAAGATACACTGATGATTTTGGAGCTACCAAAACAATAGAGACATCAAACAGCGCATTTTTAGACAAAAAAAATAGTTCATGCATATCATATGATATAAATGGTATTTTGATGGGTCTAAATGGTGGATCAGTAGCTAAAGGAAGTAAGTTATTTCTATTCTATGATGATTCTATTTCAATAGGTTCGATGAATTATAAACCTAAACGAATAGAACTAAATAGCGGCATATCAACCCTACGTTACTACACAAGAAAACTATCTGAGTCTGAAATTCAGGCGCTTACATCATGAACAAGAAAGAGTTCTGGACAACAAAGATAAATAGACCTGAATATTTCACGGTGGATTTCTATCACCCTGATTTTGGATATTACCGTTTAGTAGACCATCAATTTAACACGGTAAATTTGGGTGGTAACGATTACACCCCTTGCAGCATGAAGATTAACCCGCCCGATATCAGTAAAGATCCGGTTATCTCGTTCTCTGTGTCATTCTCTCGTTATGTTGTAGGGCGGGAGTTAAAGCAGGCATTAAATAAAGTTTCTACTGCTGGCAAGTTTATTCCCATCAAGGCCACTTATACTCATTGGATAGGATCATCTATTGATGATATTGCTTTCAGTATTGATCTTTGGGTTTCTGATAAAGGCGGAATTGTGTTCAGCAAAGAGTCAGTAACCATTAAGGCATCAGACGACAATCCGATGCGGCTTGATATCTCCTCTATTTTTACAATCGAGGACTTTACAGGGCTTGAATTGACATGACACAAGATGAATTTATTCAAAAATCTATTGGCATTCCTTGGGTTAAACATGCGCACTCATTCGAGTCTATGGATTGTTACGGCCTTGTCATGCTGTATTACAAGCACGTCATGGGTATTGATCTAGGATTGATGCCTATTCGTGACATAAGCGAAGGTGGATTTGAGGAAGAATCACCAAATTGGCATGAGGCTCTACCCGCGCAGGCGGGCCTTGCATTCATGAGCTTTAAAGGTGGCGTACCAAGCCATTGCGGGATTGTGATTGATGAATGGCATGTAATCCACTCAGGCGGTAACGATCAAGGCTACGGATCTGTAAAAATAGATAAAATCGCATCATTAGAGCGCTTATTCGGGAAAATGAAATTCTATGCTTACAATCTATAAAGATCCTCAATCGGCAATGGTCGGCGATGTTTACGCTCTAGATTACGCGCTTACCATTCAAGAAAACATCGCGCTACACATAGAAAGTGGCGCGGATTATACGCTATGGCTGAACGGCAGGATTATTGATAATCCTGCTGAGTGCGAAGAGATAGATAGATTGGCCTCTGTCTTTGATGTGGTTAGATTAGCCCGTCGCCAAGAAGGTATTTTAGTTTATGCTGCAATCGCTATTGTTGCTGCCATTGTTGTTGTTGCACTAACCCCAAAGCCTGACATTCCAAATAATGTTGGTCAAGGAAAAGATTCTCCTAATAATAAATTTACCGGCGCTACAAACCAGTATCGTCTTTATCAGGCTATGCCAGACATTTACGGACGTGTTGTTAGCTATCCAGACTTGATTCAACAGTCATTTTATGAATACATCAACAATGTAAAGTTTATTACCGAATGGATGTTTGTCAGTCGTGGTACTGGTGATGTTGCAGTTGTTCGATCTGCGTCTACGCCATTTACTGATATTACTAATGCGACGTACTCTATTTTTAAGCCAACGTGGAGCGCAGGACAGTATCCAGAAGACGGAACAACCACGGTTACAAATATTCGTGAATCATTTTCTACGCCTGATGTAAATGGGCAGAAGTTACCGCCATTATCTACCGCTGAGACACTGACTGGTATCGGTAGCTGCACATTTTCTGTCAATAATTTAACAATGGTATTTTCTAGTGGAGACTATACGAGTTTAGATCAAGTATTAGGCGTTACTGGAGGAGTGCGTCTAGTATTTACTTACAATTACACGTCAGGCAGCTCGACATTATCAGATACATTTAATGCTAATTGCACTTTATCATCAAACACAGTATCTGGCGGGATAACCACAGTTGTTTTTAGCGGAGTTATTCCATCACATAAACCAATTGACACTACGCTATCTATTTCTATGCGTAGAAATAATGGAAATAAAGTGCCAACTACCACCTTTACCTTGCCTATCTCTGTGTCGGTGCTGCAATACAATTTTGCAATGCTTAGGGGGTTAAAGTGGAATGACGATGCGGCTGCTACGGTTGCATTCAATATTGATTATTGGGCGGTAGACACAAATAATGCAGAAATAGCCGGTAGTCGCGGGCAGTATCAAGGATCATTCTCGGGCAACACATTAGATCAGCAATTTAGGACGATTTATATTAACCCTTCCTTTGGTCTTGCTCGCTATAAAACAAACATGACAAGAACTAATTTTTCAGGATCATCAAACGATTACGACAAGCTACAGATTGAATCTATTAATGGCGTGCGTGATTACGCAAGTAAAGTTTTCCCATCATCTACGATCATTCGCGTAACCACGCAGGCCACTGAATCAGCGACTAGCGGTACAGAGCGCAAGTTCAATTGTGAATTTACGCGCTGGGTTCGTGATTTTAATACGATTGAATGTGGTGCTAGCAGAAACTTATTTAGATCCATTTTGCACCAGCACACCGCCATTGCTAAGCGTGATATTTCACAGCTAGACACAGCCACAATGCAGCGTATTAATGCATCATTACCAAGCAATACGACGCTGTTGAATTTTGATTTTACATTTGATGATAAGGACGTATCTTATGGTGAGCGTATCGCAACAATGGCAAATGCTGGCCGTTGTTCTGTGTTCCGTGATGGATCTAGATGGTCATTTGTACGTGATGAATTACGAGGCAATTATCCAGTGATGCAGCTTGATTATCGTAATTTATCTGCTAGTGGCGAGTCTAATATCACTATGGATCGGGTAATGCCAAACTCATTTGATGGTATTGAACTTGAATATGTTGATGTTGCATTAAACAAAAAAGCATTAATTAAACTACGCATAAAAAGCGATGGATCAATAGTTGAAGGATTAGCTGGCAATCCATCAAAGATTAAGCTGGCAGGGTGCAGGGACAAAGTACAGGCCATGAATCGCGCGTATTTAGAGGCTGGGCATTTAATCTATTCGCGTGATGGAGTAAGTGACGAAGCTCTATCCGATGCAAATATGCTGGGGCGTGGCGACCTTGTCCGCTGGATTGATCCTAGTGATTTTTATGGCGATGATGGCTTGCAGGCAGGAGAAATTATTTCAATTGTGGGTAACTTAGTGGAAACCAGTGAAGAATGCTTATTTAAAGGGCAGCAAGCGGGCCGCACGGCTTTTACCGGTGTGGATGGTAGTAGCTCTGCATTTGTTAGGTGTGTGCCTCGTAATGACGGCGTAAATGGTTTTATTGTAGATTCCGTTCCTAGCGCTGTATACTTAAAGTCAGGCGATCAAGGTTTAAGTAGTCGATACGTATTCGGTGTTGGATTGACAGAACAAGAGATTGCAGAGGCAGGACTTTATACCGTAATTAATAAAACACCTAAGCAAGATGGTATAATTGGCCTACAGCTTAGAAAGTACGACAAACGCGCTTACGCGCACGATTAAGGAAAGACAACAATGCCTTTGAATGATCCTATTGGCTCAAGCGCCGCTGACGTTTTAGTGCGTAATGCCAGCGACTTAGACACTATAATCAATTCTGATTATTCTTCAATAATTAACAGAGTTGGAAGCAATGTAATTACAGAAAAAGGCCGTCAAGATATTTTTCAGGCACACTTAGCAGCTAGTAATTTCGAAGTACCCGTGCAGTTTGCTGCTGGGCTTACTATGCTTCGGCTATCACAGACAGTCCTATATCTTGGAAAATATTACTCCGCTGCGCGGGTTAATTTTACGACTACATCGACATTTGTTCCTTCTGATTGGGTGTTTCATAGTGGCGCAGATGAGTCATATGTAAAAGGTTTGTTTTATGTTGCTAATGTGCCTGCTTTACGTGCTTTAGTGCCGTTGTTTAATGGGCAATTAGTTCAAGTATCTAGCTATACAACAGCAGGCGACGGAGGAATTTTTACTGCTAGATGGAACTCTTCAGGAGTTACCTCTGACAATGGAATAACCACATTTAAAGCAGCTTCTTTGTCTGTAGGACTATGGGAGTCCGAAGTAATTACTGAAACAGTGAACGCAGAGAGATTGGGAATTTCACCAACAAACACAGCAGCCGCTAATTCTGCAAGGCTTGATATTGCAATCCCAGTTTGCTTAGAGAACGACGTAAGAACAATTCATTTTTCTAAGCTATGTAATTTTGATTCTTCAGTAGAATCAAGACAAAGATCAGAAATTACATTCTCAGGCGTTCAACCAATTGGTTTGTATAGAAAATTGGTTCAAAACGACGGATTACCACAATTTATTCCGCAAAATGATATTTTCCCTCAGGATCATTTATGGAAAGCGCGCAATATTCAAAACCCTACCGTAGTTTTAATGGGTGATTCAATCAGCACAAGTGGCCCAGATGGGTTTACAACTAATTCCGACATGTGGTCGGTACTTTGCTCTGAGATGCTTAGAAAGAATCCAAGCAAAACATTCAAATTTTTGAACAGAGCAATTGGCGGTCAGACATGGCTAAACGCAAATACTAAACCAACTTCCTTTCCCTATACTTGGTATTACAATACGGCGCTAGATTGGCTTGATATAGTAAAAAATGATTCTCCGGATATTATTTTTTTAGCGTTTGGTATGAATGATGCTAATGGGTTTAATGCTGGTGCAGTAAATGCAGTTGTAAATAAGATTGGTAGCTGGCCTAAAGTTCCAAACATTATTTTTATTACCAATCCTGTGCCTGCACTATCAACATCGTATAACGATGGATTTGGTTTTGTCGCTCCAGTTTTTCAAGAGGGGCGCGACCAAGCAGCTGGATATGTTCGTGGGTACGCTAAAATGCACGGATACGGCGTGATTGACATTAATCGCGCTCATGTTGCAATGCGTGATGGGTATGACAATACAAAAAGCCCTTTGTATGCAGGAAATCTAATTACTGCTAGCAAGTTTGCAGGTACAAATCCAGTTATAGATTGGGGCATTCTGGCAACAATAAATCGCACAAATTGGCCCGTTGGACAAGTACTATCATGCAAAACAGGGGTTGACGCTGAGGACAATGTTTTTGTTGTCAACGAGGCAGGCTACTTCAAGATACTAGGATTCAGCGACGATGGGGCAACTGTTAGCATTACAACAACAGTTGCATTGCCAACTGGCAACTTTGAGTTTGGGATAGGCGTTGTTGATAATACTGTACTACTTGTAGTTGATAGGATGACAGTTGCAGTACTTAGAATTGTTAGACAAGGTGGCAGGTATTTGCCTATCTTGGGCTGGCAAAACGATTTGTCGAATGGCCCTTTTACATCTTTTTACTTCTCTGAGGGTTATCCTGCAGAGGGAAGATATAAAAAATCACTAACCGACGAAAATGTGTTTGGTAAGCCGGATAACACCTCGGCGCGGCGTGGCCCTTATGGTGGGAATGGTATAAATCATTATTCCTCAATGGGTGTAGAGCTATTGGTAAGACCTTCGTTCGAGGTTGCAGATTTAACTATTGAGACAAAATCAAAACTAGTTTTGACTCCAATCTCAATTACAGCGCCAGTAACTACTTCTACGCTTGTGGGCGCTAGAACGGACGGGAATATTGTTTATTTAGCTGGTCTGGTTCAGCCTACTGCCAATCCTCAAACTATTTGCACACTACCAGTTGAATTGCGACCTTCTATCGATCAGCGCAAAGTTTGTGTGTCACTAACCGCACCTTACTCGGTATTGGTAAAGATATTTACAACAGGTGTTATTCAATTAGAGGCTGGGTGGACTTCTAATCAACTTGATTTAAGTTCTATTTCATATAAACTTTAAAAAAAAACCCTCTTTACGAGGGGTTTTTTTATTCCATACCAAGCTGGTCATTCATTTCTTCTGCATAGTCTTCAATCTGCTTGATTAGTGCGTCTTGAAATTCTTTACAGTCTACAAGGTGGGCGATATCGGTTGTGCTGTCGTGGAGATAGATGGCCGCCACGTCGTACTCTGCACAATCAGAGCCATTTTTAGGCGTATAGTCTCCATATACATGGAATTTTACGTATTTGTAGGTTATTTTATCCATTTACTTCTCCTAGTATGTAACATTAAAATATTTACTACCCTTTGGCCTTCTTACTACAACTTCAGGCAACCTAACCAATTCATGCTGCCTATCGACTATTTCATCAATCGAACACGTCATTAAATGTTGTGCTTGGCACTTCTTCAAAAAGTATAAAATACGATTTTCAGACAAAAACTGCGCCACCGGTAGGACGCTTGTCCCTTCGTCCATAGTCCAATCAATACGAAGTGTAAACCGGCCTTGCTTCTCATGTTTGCGTAGACGCATTGCCACTACAGGAAGCTCGCGCGGTGTTGTGGTATCAATGGCAGCTTTACGCTCTAGCTTGTCGTTAGGATCGATTAATTCAGCGCCACAATCTTTGCAGTGTCGCGCTGATAGGCTGTTGATTGATTCACACGCATCGCACGTTTTAGACAAGAATCTATATTCGCACCGCGTACCGTCATTCACTACACCGTGGCAACGCTGAGCCATGAGCGAATTCTCTGCGTTACACTCTGGACACAATTGTACATCACCTTGCTTATCTTTGCGCTCTTTTAAATCGAGCAGGCCAGAAATTACTAGATCATCAGATAAAGCAAAGCGCTCTAGATTTTCACCAAAATCTAAAACAAGACAATCCATTTTTCCTATATAAAAATCAGATAGTCTATTAGTTTGACCATATGACTTTACCCAACTAGGCGCGTACAAACGACAACCACGGCCTAGCATCTGTATTACTAGACCTACTGACTCAGAAGCACGTAACAGAGCCACGCAATCGATAATGGGGATATCTGTACCAGTAGTCAGTGTTCCGAAGTTGATGATGTATCTATGCTTTCCATCGCGTGCTTCTTGTAGCAATCTGGCCCGTTCTTTCTTGCTTGTCTTGCCAGTAATCAGGATTGAAGAATCTGATTCTGGTAAATACGACAGGATCTCTTCTGCGTGTTTAATCGATGATGCAAATATAATGCAGCATTTGCGCTTTTGTAGATCCATAATGCCCACCAGATCATCTACAATCTGGCGCGTAAGGCGTTCATTATCTAGCGTGAGTGCATCCACTTCTGATTGCTTGAACTTACCTTTAGAATCGGTTTTTAGTGCCAGTAAACTGTATGTTGAATCTGATACGCCAATACTATAAGGAACAGTCCAACCTTGTGAAGATAGCTGCTCACTGGTAATTGAATAACAAACGCTTTTAAAGGTAGATCCAGCAGAAACAAGTTTTGTTTTGAATCGAACAGGTGTAGCGGTAAGACCTAGAATGCGAATGTTTTTATTGATTGATCTAAAGTGAGTTAGCAGTTTTTGGCTTGATGATTCAAGATTTTCCGATATCATCTGGCATTCATCCGCAATAATCAGCGCGTATTCTTCGCCAAAGTCATCAAGATTATTGAGCACGCTCATGGGCGTGGCAAATACCGCGTGATTTTCTACACATTTATGCCCTAGCGATGCGCTGTAAATCGACGGCTTCTCTCCAATTTCACGGAACTTGTCTGCATTCTGAGCTGCAAGATCACCATTTGGCACAAGAATAAGAGTGCGCTTGTTGGCCTGCTTAACGGTTTGTGCAAGCATGGCAACAATGATGCTTTTACCAGCTGCGGTGCTTGCGTGAACAATAGATGGTTCTTTATTGGTTCTGATATGCTTTATTGCAGCATCGTAAGCATCTTGTTGATATGGGCGAGGAATTAACATTTAGTCACTCGAATAGTTTTGCGCTGGCCGTTCCGCCTTTGCCGTTTCTGATGGTTGATCCGTCTAGCTTGGTATATGAAACAGCCCTATCATCCATATGCATTTCTTCTACTTCCCACATAAATATTGACGTAATTACTTCAGGGTAAAAGCTATGCGATTGGCAAACTGCTTGTCCTGATCCAATGTCACACCCATTATTGTATGACGTGCAATTGTGGCAATGTGGCTTGATGGATAAAGGAGCGGGGCAGCAATCACAATTAGGCATTGTTTCCGATTCAATAATGGAGCGTTTAGCATTGAATTCACTTTCATTAAATTCAATGGTAACAATCTTTACTTCTTCTGTAACTGCATTGCATCCATAGTAAAGCCCATTATTAACGCCAGCCATACCGCACATGTAATTTAATAACTTGCTTTGGTTTGGTTCTGGTTTATTGAAATACAAATCAAACAAGCATACGTATTCAATACCATCTTTTGATTGATTGCCATTTGGTAACTTATCGAAACCAATCATGCGTAAATTGTTTTCAAAGTGCTGTATTTCTAGCATTTTACGAAAATTAGCGCGTATTTCCTGAGCGGTAAAAGCATTAGGTGATTTAAATTTATTAACACGTAACCATAATTCACGATCGCATACGTTTAAATTTAATTCATATTCTGGGTCGTCTTGCATTTCTACCCAAATGCTGTCTAGTTTGTTTTTCATTGGACACCAAAGGAGATGGGCGGCGATGTTTTGCCGCCTTGGTTAGACTAGATCAAAACGGGACATCGCTATCATCTTCTGCTAAATCTGGCTCAGCCAATGCCGGTTCTGGCTGCTCAACATCATCTTTCTGCACTTCTTCTTTCTTCGGTGCGGAGCCCGCTGGCGTTGCCTTCTTAAAGTTATTAGCCAAGTAGAAAGGGCCTTTCTGCTCGCCACCTGCTTCTGGCTTAGGCATAAATGGGTACATATCAATGATGACTGGCTTATTGCATAAACGAGCCAGATCAATAGCCTTAATATCTTCAGGATTGCATTGTGGCAAGGCAACACCTACCGCATTAAACAGGCCAACCATCAAATTAATCGCCTTATCTTGCTTGGCAATCGCCTTTTGTTTGTCATCTTCTTTTAACTTGGCATAATCAGCAGGCAAATAAAGATTGATATTTGTAAAGAAAGTGCGCTTCTTGAATTCACCTTCTGTAATAGTGAATTGCAGACTGATCTTTTTACCATAATTACCGTCTTTAATTTCTGTTTTGCTGATTAAACCTTTACGATCACCCTTTGGAATTGTGGCGAAGTCATTTGTTTCATTTACACCAGTTGCAGCTTGACCGTTTGATGTTTTCCAGAAATTTGACATTATTTATTACCTTTTGAAAAGAATTTAATTGATTTTAAAAGTGGGTTTGTGCCGTGTGGTACTAGGAAACGGCTATCTAATTCATAACGATTTTTAGCAGTTGCATATCCTACGTTACCGGCGTTTTCTGTTACTAGGTAGCGATCGCCAGTTTGGATTAGCTTTCCGTACTTGGTAATTACGCCTTTCTTGTCTGTTTTATTACCGTCTACAAATTCCTCTTGCGTCAGGAATAAAACAGCGTCTACGAGGTTTACGTACACCGGTAAACATGCTGGCGGTAAATCCAAGTTATAAATGCAATATTCATCAGAAGCGGGGCCTTGTTTGAACTTCTGTACGCCAATGTGAGACAAGAAAATAACAGCAATTCCGCATTTCTTCGCAAGATACTCGCAAGCATTACGCACATCATTATGCCAATCACGCAAAGCTAACAATCCCTTACCATATCCGCCGTGTGCTTCAATGATGTTTGTCGCGCCTTCTGAGTCGCACAATTCGCGCTCAAAAAGAATATGAAGGGCTGACACGGTATCGATTACAAGCGTCTTAAAGCCGTGATTCTTATCGGTTGCCAGCCATCGCAGCTGGGCCATGATTTCATCCTTTGTGCTTACTGGTGCGTCTGGCTTAGATTTTGGCAACTCAGGTAAAAGCATAGGCTTGTCTGCATCTTCCCAAGAATCAAACACAGATTCACCACTTTCAGCTTGGATAAACACGGCATTAGGAAACATTGCCGCTAATGATGACTTACCCACACCCGCAGCACCTACAAGTGTAATCATCGGTGCGCGGGGTACTGGCTTAATTGGCGCATAACTCATTTTCAGGCTCCACAACTTTTAGGTAAGGATTGAGTGCTTTAATCCTCACGATTGATGAAAACATCGATTTCTGCTCTAGCGTTCCTGTGTTCATTAGTTCGGCCAGTTCATAATCACTTACTTCGTGCACTTCTTGCAGATGAATCGGAAGGTATTTGTGCTCTTCTCGAACCTTCTTAAATTTTGGAACATCAATTGTATACTCATTTCTAGTGTGTATGAATAATTTTGTACCATCCTCTAGCGTATACCACTTTTGCCCGATGTAATCATGGCCCATACGTCTTATTAACTCATTCACTAAATCGCGCTCTTTTGCTCGTAGTTCGGTTAGCTCAGTGCGTAGATCGGCGAGTTGTTTGATTGTCTCCTGCATTTGTAATCCGTTGTTTGTTTCGATGACTACATCTTAATCGACTAAAAATTTATTTGCAACATTTATTTGCAAGTATTTTAAGATTCGAGGCGAATAATCTCTGCAAGCATCGCGTCACGGTACTTCTGATCGAATAATTTAGTCAGTTTTTCTTTGCGCTGATCATAGTTAAAATCAAGATCACATAGAACGCGTGACGTTGCTTGTAGATCAAGTACAGCCTTTATTTCGATAGCAGACAAGTAATCCCGCAACATGGCGTTAGGGTCTAGGCCGTGTGATTCCTTAAACTTCTTCGCGGTCTCGCCCAGCACAATCTTATTGATCATGTTGAACTCGTTCGAGAAGTTATATGTAGCAGGCTTTGTCCCGCGTCTTGTATATCTATCTTCAATGGCCTTCTTTAGATCATGACATTCTAGGCGGGCAGTTTGGCGGTCGCGTAGGCGGGTTTGTTCTTCATTGCTGGCGGAATGCATGGCATCGTAGGCGCGGATAACATGGATAAGAAAGTCAGCACTTACCCACATAGCGTAGGCGTAAACCAGCTCTTTACATGCAAATGTTCCTCCGTACCTTCCTGCCTTCGTCTCGATAATTTTAATTGCGGGATTTTCATGAATTAAAATATCTATCGCTTCTTGGGTGACTTGGAGTTTCATCCACTCAGAAGGACTGATATTTTTTGTTACCCCGTTAGATATCGCTACCTTCTCAAGATCATTCAGAGAATACATTGCGTCTTTCTGAGTTACGTTTACGTTGCATACTTGCATGGTTTTTCCTTAATTAGGATGTGATGCTGTTAATGTGATTTCATACTAACACAAATAAAATAATTTTGTAATTTAATTTTACCTGTGTTATGATTGTTACAACTAAATCTTGTAACTAAAAGGAAAAACAAATGAGCGAGCAAACCATGCTAGAAAAACTATTTGAGCACTTCGGCGGGCCTAACAAGATGGCAGGTGTACTAGATATCAGCTCTCAGAATTTGCAACACTGGATTCGTAACGGCGAGCCACCGGCAGCGATGGCTATCAAAATTGAGCGTCTTACTTATGGCAAGTTCAAGGCTGTTGATTTGGTGAAGCCAAAATGAGCGCTCCTGTAATTGAACTAGACGACTACCAACAATCAGTTTTTGATCGCATCCTATGCCTAGTAAATGCAGGGCAGCGCCACGTAGTCGCATTACGTGGTGAAGGCGGCACGGGTAAAAGCCAGATCATTAAGAGGCTACTAACTCACTTTGGCGATAACGCTATCGCTGCTTGCCCTACAAACGACGCTAAGAACATTCTTATTGACGGCCTAGGCGATGATTGCCCTGCTATGGTGGTAACGTGCCATAAGCTATTAAACAAGCGACCACAGACGGTTAATGGGGTGGAGCAGCTAGACTCAAGCGGTAATATCATTTTTTCTGAGTCAATCCCAGTTAAAGACAGCGTACAGTTAATCATCGTCGATGAAAGCTCAATGCTATCTGAGCAAATGGCGCTAGATTTGATTGATAAGGCTAAGCATTGCGTGTTGTTGTTTGCTGGCGATCATCATCAATTAAAGCCGGTCAATGCAGAGGCGTTCTTTCAAGAGCTAAACGCGGAAACATACACCCTCACTAAAAACTGGCGCGCACATACCGCACCAGATCTTATGTCTTTCCTAGGACGTGTGCGCGGTATTCAAAATGATGAAATTGTGGATTTCGAGGCGGTAGAATCGACCGTAGACGCTATTTCTGATGCGGTGATTAAGTACGGACCAGAGATCATGGTAATGGCGCATACGCACGCTATTTGCTCGCAAGTGAATAACGCAGTACGGACAAAGAAAGGATTTACAGACCTGTTCGCGGCGGGTGACGAAATTATTATTGATTTAGCATTAAAGACGGTAGACGGGTTGTCGTTGGATGCAGGGACTAAGATCAAGATCCAATCAGCGACGAAAGAGCATGGTCGGATTAATGGCGTTAGTTTTGATCTATGGAACATAACACCCGTCTCTCAGTCGTGTGGTGATGACTTCACGGTCATCGACCAGCGCGGGCTTGATGAAATGGAAATAAAATCAGTAGGTAACGCTATAAAACAGGCCCGGGATGCGTATTTTAAGGGTAATAAACGTTCACCTATCGCGCTTGAGTTCCCATCTATCGTTCCACCGAATGCAAACAGAATGCCGGTAGTTTACGCATATTGCCGAACAGTACACCGCGCACAGGGTGCTGGTGCTAACATTGCGATGTTTGTATGCAATGAGGCGAGTTTCTATAAGCCAGATGATTACAATCTGTTTTACACAGCGATATCACGGGCTAGGAAACGGGCCATTGTTGTACAGCTAGGGGAAAAACACGGCAAGAAAATAACAGGTCAATTATTGAAAGTATAAAAAAAGCCCGTAACCGTTGCAGCGGTGCGGGCTTCTTACTTAGGGTCTAGCATGAAATTTACAAAACTTACTTCACAGTCTCGCCTGTCTAAGCAATTCATTCTAGATGAAGACGGTAAATTACTCAAACAGTCCGCTGCTGAGATGACGGATGGTTTCGCTGAGATAGTCGATATCCATTGGGAAGCGCTGGGCGATTACTTTGACAATCTAAACTACAAAAATGCGGTGACGTTTGGCCTGCCAATCATATCAGACGGCGATGATTGGGCGCAGGTTGCAACAGCGCGAGTAGCAAAAGATAATCCCGTTCTGATTGCGCGTACCCGTGAATACTTTCAATGGGGCGATCGTGACGGGATCATGGTTTTAGATATTGACCACATGCAAGGGTTTGATACGCCTGAATCATTGCATGAGGTTTTGTGTCAGTGCTACCCACCATTGAGGCGCGCTCCTATGCTATGGCGTCCGTCGTCGTCGAGCGGCGTAATGGGAAATGGGATCTCA